TGTTGCTGGTCGTATGCAAAAAGAATTTTTACAGCCTTTAGTGGAGAGGATTGTAAAGATATACACAGACCAAGGTCTTGTTGACTTGCCAAGAGTTGATGGTCGTGAGCTTCGTATTGTTCCTGTATCTCCACTTTTAAGAGCGCAAGATCAGCAAGATGTTGCTGACTTTGTTAGATTCCAGCAAACAGTTGCAGGAACTTTTGGCCCTGAAATAACTCCTGTGCTTTACAATCAGGAAAGAGTTGTTCAGTATCTCGCTCAGAAGTTTGGCATTATGGAAGAGCTTCTTGCAGATCAGGGGCAAGTTAAGAAAAATGCTGAATTGTTGCAACAGGTCATGGCCGCACAGCAACAAGGTGGTGGTCAGTAAGGATTTATAGTGAAGGAAAAGATTCATGTTTCGCCAGATGGTAGAGGATACACCCAAGAAGTTGATAAAGACCTTAATTCTAAAGCCTACGCTCTTTTTGGTTCGGGTGTTGGAAAAAGTTTCTTACAGTATTTGGAATCTATCACGACAAATAATATCCACTCTGCTGGAACTGGAATCGAAACTCTAGCACACGCCGAGGGTAGCCGTTGGATAGTGGCTATTATTAAAAAGCGCACAGAGTTAGGAAGAAAGCAAAGTCAATGAGTGGTGCATGGACTAGAAAAGAGGGCCAAAACCCTGAAGGCGGTTTGAACGAAAAAGGTAGACGTTCACTTCGTAAGCAGGGTAAGAACATAAAACGCCCTGTTTCAGCCAAGGAAGCAAAGCGTAGTCCTAAAGCGGCGGCAAGGCGTAGAAGCTTTTGTAAGCGGATGATGGGTATGAAAAAGAAGCTTACAAGTAAAAAAACGGCTAATGACCCTAATAGTCGTATCAACAAAGCACTAAGGAAGTGGGATTGTTAATGTCAGAAGAAGCGCAAGTAGAAGAAGTAGCTACTAATGAGGTTCCAACTGGAGAGATGGAGCAACCTCAAACTACTCAACCAGAAAGACCAGATTGGCTTCCAGAAAAGTTTGAAAGACCAGAAGAACTGGCTGTTAGCTATGGTGAACTTGAAAGAAAGTTTTACTCAAGAAAAGAAGAACTAAGAGAACAAATTATAGGTGAGATTACTCAGGAAGCTGAGTCATCCGCTCCAATTAGCCCTGCTGATTATGAAGTTCCAGATGTGGAATTTGATGGAATGAAGCTAGAGGTTAATGAAGATGATCCAATGTTGGGCTGGTTTAGAGAAAAAGCCCATACATTAGGAATGTCTCAAGATGAATTTAATGAGAATGTTAGCGAGTTTTTGCAAATGCAAATGACTCAAGGCCCTGACTGGAATGCAGAGTCAGAAGCTCTTGGGGAATATGCTGATAAACGTTTAGAACGTGTTGACCTATGGGCGGAGAAAAATCTAAGTGAAACTGCTTATTCTATTTTTGCTGGGATTCCTGCTTCTGCTGGGATGGTGGAGTTGTTTGAGGAGTTGATGGAACTTAATGGTCAGCCTCAATTCAACATGACATCTGAAACGCAGTTTCAGGAAAGGGTCAGTAGAGAAGACCTTATGTCTATGCAAAATGATCCGAGATATTGGAAAGACAAAGATCCTGCTTTTATTGCAAAGGTCAGGGCTGGGTTTAACCAATATGCTAGAAACAAATAATGTGAATTAACAAGCACATATGTTTCTGGCACTTTTATCGTACTGAAGGCCCGATGTGTTGGTGTCAGCCCTAACAGGAGTAGCTCTCCTAATGGATAACTGAAGAAGCCAATATTGAGGAACAACCGGATGGACAATGTAACTTTAACTTTTGATTAGGAGATGGGTAGATGGCTACTCCAACTATCGATACCTCCTTTATCGAGGAGTTTGAATCCGGCGTTCACATGGCGTATCAACGCATGGGTTCAAAGCTTCGGAACACTATTCGTACCGCTAAGGGCGTTAAGAATAAAACTACTTGCCAAAAAATCGTAAAAGGTTTTGCTACTACCAAGGCTCGTCATGGCAATGTTGCCCCGATGAACCTTGAGCATACAAACGTCAATGTCACTCTTGAAGATTACTTCGCTGGTGAGTGGATTGATGATTTGGATCAACTGCGTATCAATCACGATGAGATGCTTGTTGCACAGCAGTCAGGTGCTTATGCACTAGGCCGCAAAACTGATGAGCTGATTCTTGACGCGATGGATGCAACAACCAATGCTCTTAACGAAACCACCAATGGTATCACATTGGCTTGGGCTTTCAGCTTGATGGAAGCTTTTGGCAACAATGATGTTCCTGATGATGGTCAGCGTTATTGTGTTGTTGGTTGGGAAAACTGGTCACAGTTGATGGATATTGATGAGTTCTCTCGTGCAGAATACATTGGCACAGAAAACCTTCCTTTCCAAAACTCTATCACTGCAAAGAACTGGTTAGGCTTTACATGGTTCCCATTCTCAGGATTGGACGATGATGGCTCAAACCGTAAGTGCTTTGCATGGCATCAGAGTGCTGTGGGTCACGCAATTGGCGCAGATGTTTCATCTAACATGCAGTATCACAACGATAAGGACGCATATTTTGTATTGAACAAGATGCAAATGAACGCTGTTCTGATCGATGCGGACGGCTGTTATGAACTGTCGCTGAAGAAATAAGGAGATAGCAAATGGCTTTTAATAAAGACAACCTGTCTCTGGTCAACTACAGCGGAAATGGCTTTCACATCTGGCATTACACAAGCACAGATGCGTCTACAGTCATTGATGGCGCAGGTTACTTCAACGAAGCTTCATCTGAGATGAATGTAGGTGATGTGATCTTTGCAAACACAGCTACTGGCGGCACACCTGTCTACGGTATCTTTGTTGTAAACGCCAATTCTGGCGGTACAATTGACGTAGCCAACATGGTCTCATTGTCAGCAACTGACTCAGACTAATGGCTAAGAAACCAATAAAGAAGGTGGCGGAGAAATCCGCCCCTTCTACTCAAAAAGAGATTCGTGGGGGCTATGTTCGTACACTTGGCCCTAATGTTAAATTAGGTAAGGGTGCAAAATAATGGCCTTCAAAACATGTTCTTCATGCCCGACTCCGGCTAAATGTCGCTCTGCTGGCAAATGCTTGAATAAAGGCAAATCAACAAAAACAATGGGTTCCTCTAAAGGTGGATACGGTAGCTAATGCCATCTACACCTTCAACTGATATTGAGGTTGCTCAAAAGGCAATGGTTCTGGTTGGTCTAGAGCCATTAACTTCCTTTACCGATCAGACAGATGAAGCTCTTGTAGCTAATACAATCTATGAAGACATCATTGAGGATTGTCTGGCTCATCATAACTGGAACTTTGCAACTGGTCAGAAAGTTTTGGCTAGATTGACCGCCGCACCTGTTGATAGATGGGATGCGGCTTATGCTTTGCCAACATCACCTGAAGTCGTTCAGGTTTTAACAGTTACTATAAATGATACTCCACAACAGTATGATATATATGAGCGTTATGTATATATTAACGCTGAAGCTGGTGATGAAGTTGTTTTGAACTATGTTTTTAGACCAGAAACAAGATACTGGCCCCCTGCTTTTACTATGTGGGTTATTTTTAGATTGGCTTCTGTATTTGCGTTATCAGTTACTCGTAAAGGCGACATAGCAAAATCATATACAGATCTTGCTGAAGCTCAATTCAGAAGAGCCAAAGCTAGAGACAGTCAGCAAGTTACTACACAAGGTTTGCGTCCAAGTCGTTATCATCGTGTACGTCTTGGTAATGCTATTTATCAAGAAATAGAAGGTACATAGAATGGCTGATTTAGTTTTTAATATTGGCAAAAGTTCTAATAAAAAACCTGAACTTGGCACTAAAGAGAATATTTTAGGAACCGCCGCCGCAGTTGTTATGGGTTATGGTGTCAATAAACTCAATAAACGATTCCCTTCAAAACGTCAAAAAGCAGTAAATGAAATTAAAACAAAAGGGCAAAACATACTTAAAGCCCAAAAATCTACTAATCTTACTCAACGTTTAGGAAAATTAGCTGTTTCTCAAGTACATGCAACAGCTAAAGCGTCAACTGCTTCAAGGGCGGCTGATATTGCTCATGCAAATAATCTTTCAGCAAAAGTTCAGCCATCTGCAAATGATAGAGCCCGACCATTTTCTAAAAATGTAAAGTATCTTGGGAATAATAAAGGGTATGGATATGGAAATCCAAGGTTTGCATCTCCTTCTGGAATAAAGGGCGTTTATGAGAAAAAAATAGCTAATATAGCTAGTTCTAACAGAGCCGCACAAAAGGTTTGGTATCAAGTTGCGAAGCCAACGTCAGAAAATGTAAAACAATCAATGGATAGCTTCAAAAAAAGCGGTGGTATGAAATTTACAGAACCTAAAATGCCATCTGCGTCTAATAGTAATTTTACTAAAGCTCAAAGAGTTGTAAAAACTTTAGGAAAAGTTGCAAAGTTTGGTGGGGTTTTTGGCGCAATCGCAACTGGCTTTAACTCAACTCCAGTTGGTGATGCAACAATGCATGGCACTTACAAAAATTATAAACTAAATCTGAATAAGTAGAGACATGAATGGCTCTTTTACGTCAATTCTATACCAACTTTACTGCTGGTGAGATTTCACCGCTTTTAAGCTCTCGTGTTGATTCAGATGCTTATCGTAACGGCGTAAAGACTCTAGAGAACTTCCGTATGAGAGCGCAGGGTGGTGTTATACGCCGCCCAGGACTTCGTTACCTTCAGACTCTATCTAACACTGCATATCAGACAGAGCCATACGTCTATGATGCTGATGAAGCCTATATCCTGATATTTAGCAATGCACAGTTAGATATTGTAGATTTTTCAGATCCTACAAACATATTGCAAACACTTACATCCCAGAAGTGGACTACAGCGATGATTGGTCAGCTAAAG